TGGCGGCCAGCGCCACGAATCAGGCCCACGGAGGTTTTGCGGTAGTTCTGGGCGTTGACCAGCTCCCCCGGGTGCATGACCGTGACGTCAGCGCCATCGAAACTGGCCAGGCTGTCAGCCGCAAACACCTCTTCGGGTGGCCGGTAGACCGTCACGCGGGCGTTCGGATTGCCATCGAGGCCCAACTCGCGGCGCAGGTATTGCTGCGTGCCCGTTTTGGAGACGCGGCCCGGTACATGCAAAAAGCCCGCATCGTCGTAGGTGCGGGCTGTGGTCTTGAATGTCGCTTTGTCTTGGATGAATAGTTTCATGCGGCTTGTTCCTGATTGCGAGCTGCCTCTTCCTGATTACGGCGTATGACGGAATTTCTAATTGGTTTTGCCGTGCAACGGCAGTTGCTTAACCCGGTGTTATGAGCTATAAATAAGCCATTCGACATCTGAAGGTTATATACATGGCCACTAAATTCACGGACTCCCTTTTCGATGATGCGGTCGCGCTTATAAGCAAGGGAGATACCCTTCTTGCCACTGGCGCAAAACTCGGATGTCACCCCGACAACCTGAGTAAATTCCTTCGATCCAGGGGCTTCAAGATTCCCAAGTCCAAAAGAGTGCCTCATAACAAGAAGCACATACCTCTTGACGAGATCGAATCTCTCTTTCGTGCTGGTGCGAGCGTCAAAAAGCTTTCTAAACACTTCGGCGTTACCAGACAGGGAATCGCCAGCAGACTGCGCGAGATCGGTATAGCGCCGAGAAACCGAAGCGAAGCCATGTTCGTCAGGATGGCGGAAACCGGCGCTGAGGATCGAAAGAAGCTTGCACGCGCTGCGAACGATGCCGCTCGGGGCAGACGTAAGTCCCTGCAAACACTCCTCAATATCGCTGATGCTCGCGCAGCCAGAATTGGTGCTTGTCGAATCGGCGCAGGCGAAGAGCAGTTCGAAGCAGCTCTTGAGCGATGCGAGATCGAATTCACGCGGCAATTCCCAGTCGAAACTTACAACGTCGATTTCCTCGCCATGGGCAACGTCGCCGTGGAAATTTCCACAGAAAGCACGCATCGGTTCACCAAGAACCCCCAACAGCTTTGCAGATTCAAAAAGTTTGCCGAACACAACCTGCGAACTCTTTGCCTCTCCATTCGCGGTTCTGAAGGACTGATTGGGAACATTGACGAGATAATCGCCAACATTCAACAAATCAGCCGCGACGAATCCTTCTGCGGTAAGCATCGGGTGATGCGGTGTACATTCGATGAGTTCGCCAGATTCCATGACGAACGTGGTCAGTTCGCCGTTAAACGGGTGCCGAAACACTTTTTCTGCACCACAAAAGATATTGACTGGTGACCAGCCGGGGAAGCACTGATAGTCGCTGCCTGGCTGTATCGGCTGTCCCTCATCGTTGGTCGGCAGATCGCTCCATAGGTAGATTCCAGGCCCATAGCCCACGTCCGCGCGGGCTATCTCAGCATGGCGGTGCCTGACACGCTCATCGTGAGATGTCATCCATTGGAAGTACTCGTACCCCGCATCGATCTGCCGCTGCTTCGTCAATTCCCCGTTGACCTTGGCCGTCTGGTCGCGGGCGATGAACCGCGCTCGGCGCTGCGTCACCCCGTACTCGTCCTCGATCTGCTTGGCGACTTCTCGCGGCAGCAGGCCCGCGCGCATGTTGGTGAACACGCTATTACTGACGTTCTTCAGGTACTGCTCGGGGATCGACGTAATCAGGTTCGCGTTCTGGATCGCGGCCGCCTGCAAGTTCGCCACGATCTCGGGCGAGTTTTGCAGCACGTCGATGCCAAAGGAGCGCTTTTGCTCGCGGTCAATGGCCGAGAGCGTGGTGCGCACGAAACCGGACGCCATGCGCTGCGCGAGTTTCTTGAACCCTGTTGAAGTCCATTTGGCCAGCAGCCGATCGACGATGACCTGAATATCCGCGCCCCATTCGTCCTTGGTGTATCCAGACGGAAGAATGGCCGGCACAAGCTGCTCGTCAATGTCTTTCTTGACCGCGTTGACCAGCCTTTGCAGGATCTGGTTATAGGCGATCTCAGAACGAGAAAGCGCTGCCATCGTCGCCATCCATAGGCTTTTCGACCGGCCCCAGGCTCAGGTCTTCGCTGGCCTCGATTTTCTCGATTTCACCTTCCTGGTACTGGTAAACCTCGTTGGCCTCCAGCTTGCGCATGACCTGTGCTCGGCCGGCGACGCCCGCATCCAGGTAGATCTGATCAGTTTCGGCCTCAGTCTTCTGCGCCTCGGCTTCGTCCTTGCGGTTCGGCTGCGTGAGTCGGTTCCAGCTGTAGTTGTAGTCGGCGGGCATCGTGCCCACGGCACTGCGCACCAGAATGGCGTCCAGCTTCGCCATGGGTCGATCCAGCTGGCTCGTCTGCTTGCCGCGGATGCTGTCGTAGTAGTTGTTCAGGTCGCCTTCGCCTGTGGCATTCAAGCCCGCCGGCGAGCGCCCAAAGAGACGTGTGCAGGGGATTTGAGCGGCCCCGGAAATCCAGACCATAAAGGTTTCCAGCACCGGCGCGATGCCCGACATGTTGAGCGTAAGGCGGTCCAGCTTCTCGTCCCCATCGAGAAGCGCTGTGTTGATGATCGACTTCATCTGATCGAAGAGCGTGTAGCGCTTGATGATCTTGGATTCCTGGTCGGTCGTCAGTTCCTCGGATAGCCCCTGGCGCGTGATGACGTCCACATTGGCCGACTGCATCAACTCGGCAATACCATCCTTGGCCGAGACAGTGTCTTTGATGTCTTCCAGACACTTACGCAACTCGGAATCGCCCCAGCCTTGCAGCAGGACGCGCTGGCGGCGCGGCAGCTTGGCGCCCACGAACCGGATAAGGTGCGTCCAATGGATCCGCTGGCTGCCCTGATATAGGATGTAGTACTCGGGCTGTAGGTAGTTCTCGGCCAGCACATCCCAGGTGTTGATGGCTTGCGGGATCAAGTCCCAGCGATCGAACACCATGAGGCGCTGCACGCCGCCTTTGCTCACGATCTGCGGCTGAAAGGGCCGCTCGAGGTCTTGATTGGTCAGCGGTAGGATGACAGCGCCGCCATAGAGCCGAGCCCAGGACAGCGCCTCATTGACGCACGCCTGGACGTCTAGCCGGTCCTCTTCCTGGCGGATGTCGTCAGCCCGCTTGCATTTGATGGTGCGCCATTCACGGGTCATGTCGTCGGCGGGAATGTCGACTATCTGCCGGGCAATCCAGTTGGTCTCATAGGCCGCCTGCCACTGCTGCCAGTCCATGAGACCGTCGTAGCGAAAATGGTTGTGCGTGCGCTTGCCTTTGCCCGTGCCCAGGCCGCTGACGACGTTCACCAAACCGTCGAGCGTCAATTTGTATCTGGGTTTGGTCATAGCATTTCAGAAATGGATACTCGGGCCAGCATGCCCCGGCTGGCGGCTATCACCACGGCATCAGCCAGGTTCGGTGACTTGACCTCTCGTTTGGCTAGATCTTTTTTGCTCTCGACCTTGACCTTGCCGGTGTTGTCGTAGTCGCGCAGTGGCGTAGACAGTTCGATAGCCAGACGCTCCAGCAGCTGCGCGTCAATTCGGCTGCTGTCGATGCTGATCATGTCGCCGGCCCCGAATTTCTGGCCTTTGGTGACGGCCAGATGCGTGTTACGGAACCGGTCAGCCAGCAACCACCACGCCTGCGCCTTCAAATTCGCGAAAAAATCCTTGTTCTTGATTTTGGTGTCGCCGTAATTCTTCTCCGGCCGCTCCACCTTGGCGCCAGCGTTGAACTTGTAGTGCCGGCGCCACCCCATCGAATTCAGGTGTGAACCGGTGCCGGCACCCACGCCAATCGAGTCATACCCGATGACATCGGCGCTGATCTTCTCGGCGTTTTGCTTCGTTCTGGCAGCCGACTCGCGCAACTCATCTTCGCCGCCTTTCCACTCGTCCAGCAGGCAGAGAATCGAGCCATCCATGCCCGCGTCAGCGTTCTTGTCCTCGCCGTCGTCGGCCACGTCGTAGCCCACGGCCTTGCGGCCCGTCCAGTCGGCCTCAATGCTCAAGTGAGCATCAATCGCGGACTGGATCCAGGCCCGTTTGATGACCGCGCCATCATCGGAGTCGTACGGCACACCCAGGTAGACATGCTGGTATGCCTCGAAATCCGCTTCCTTCAGCCGCTCGGCTTTTTCCCGGGCTGTATCCGATAGGAATGGATTCTCGGTGTAGTTGATGTGTCGGATGAGGCAATCGTCGCCCAGCAGCAGCGGCAGCTTGGCCTGCACAAAGTCCGTAGCCAGATGCGGGTTCCAGAGTATCCAAACCTCCGCGCCCTCCTTGCGGATCGTGGGGTCAATGACCGACCATTGTTCCTCGGTCAGGCCTTCGCCTTCCTCGATCCAGCAGATATCAACGCCTTCCGTGCCCTTGATGTCCTTCAGGTTCCGGGCAATGCCGTAGAACAGGAATTCAGAGCCGGTCGTCTTGTGGCGGATGGTCGAGACGCCGATCTCGAATTCATCCTCCCAGCCCGCGGCCTCGATCTTTTCCTTGATGACTGTGTAGACCGAATCGGCGATGCGGTTCTGGAACTGCCGCACGCACAGGAGCTTCAGCGAGTAATTGCGGGCCAGGAACGCCGCCATGCCGCCGGCATCCTGCGTTTTGGATGAGAACCGGCCGCCCTTCAGAAGCTTGTATGGCTTTTGTGTTCGCCAGAAATCAGCCAGAGCTGGGTTCAGTCGAAACACGGGAGTCCTCGTAGAAATCTGCCAGGGTGCGACCCTTGGGGCTCATGCTGCCGTCGCTGGAGGTGTGGTCGAGGTTTCGGCGATTGGTGAACATGCCGCCCTGTTCTTTGGCGGCCTGCTCCAAAAGGGTGGCCGCCAGCGCTATGTTCTTGCGCTTCATCGCATCCTGCGTCATCCGATGCAACTGCCGCAAGCGAAAGGCTTGATCGGCAATCGGGATCTCGGCAACCTCCTTGCGGAAGCGCTCGCGAGTCGATGCAAACAGGTCTCGCCACTTCTTGGCCAAGGCCTTGCTGGTCACCTTGGTCGGGTCATAAGCAGCGACCTGCTGGCGCGTAACCTCCGTGCCGAACTCTTCCTTTACTGCTTCCGCAACCTGGGTCGGAGTGTCGTAACAGGCGAGCGCTTGCACAATGAAGCGCTGCTCTGCCTCATTGAGCCTTGCCATAATGTGGAATCCGTAGGGTTTCAGTAAAAACTAAGCTGCCACCTTGAGACAGGTCCCGCATGCGTGGGCGATGCTGGCTATGCCAACTGACGGGCGGCTCTTGGCTGCCTCGATCATTCGCTGAACTTGAGCCGAAGGACCGTAACGATCAACCACGCCGACAAATTCCTCTACGTCGTGGCCTCGAAGCATCAGCTTGGGCAATCCGTCCTTGGTGAACTTCGGCGCGCCGAATTCGTCCATTGCTTGAGCTATGTGATACAGCTCATGCTCGACCAGCGCGCAAAACTCAGCGTCGCTGCACTGAGCACAGTAATCCGCGGCCAGAGTGACGACGAATGCAGGCACTCGCCCAAACCACTCATGCATCTGTTGCTCTTGCCGGGCCTTTTGCCAGCCGCCAGCACGAAACATGACTTGCTCGGCCTGGCCTATGACTGTTCTGCCTTGCTTGATGAATGCACTGGATGCCCACAGGAAGCCGATATCGGCGTCTATCAGGTGGGCATGGTCGGGATTATGGATGGCGCCGTCTTCGGCCAGGATTGCTTTCTGTGTCCATGCGGACAGATCATGGGCTGGCGCTAGGACGATATATGGCAGATCGCATGACAACAGAGACTGGGGTGGTACGGGACGAGCAATTTTCATGAGCCCCCCCCTTACAACACCCCAAAGCGACAACTCATCAAATGCTATCAAAAAACAAATGGCGCGTTTTTGTCGGGGCCTTCGCTCACCGATGAATTTTCCGGCAAGTCTGGAAGCCTGCGCCATGCCGGCGGACTCGACGCGCTATTTCCTGGCTCCAACAACCAAAGACTGCCGTCCTCGGCCAGTGCCGCTACCGATACCAAACCATGTTGGCCGCGTTGCGCGGTCGCTATTTGCACTATTTTTCGACTCATATGGTTTCCTTGAGGAAATAAGGAACCACAGTATGCCAAAACACGCCGCCCCGCGAATCCAAAGACTCAGCGGGGCGGGAAAGGCCTTGGTAGGCCGGGAGGAGACAACGGGTTAATACCAATTGAAACAATAATTATCGAATCCTACGCTCAAACTTCCCATCGAAAAATTGAGAAAGGAGACCACGATGGCGCTTTACAAA